TCTTTTCTATATCTGCATTTAAATATTTAGATGATCCTGTATATATTTCCCACTTATGTTTTTTCTTTTTCTTACCCATAGAAAAATATTGTTTACACCCTACATATGCTTTAGTAGTTTTAGTATTAGTTATAAGATAAACAAACCCAAACTTATCTAGGTTAGGTACGAAAGGTTCTTCAGTATCATACCTAACCCAATGACTGTCTACCACGTTGTAACTTCTTCTACATTAGGAGCTTTTTTAACTTGCGTAAGATACCTGTTTCCATTTGCATAATTGAATACACGTAACCCTTTACCTTCATTCGCATCACTCCAACAAGTAATATTATGTGGACAATAAACGCAACTAATAAAAAGCTTACGATTACCACTAGCACCATCAGGCACATCACTATAACACCTATCAGGTGGATCATCTTTATCCATAGCTCCTTTAAGATATTCAATTCTTTGTTTAGCATTAATCATCTCCATTGAATGAACACGAGTTAAACAAATATTACCATGCTGTTTATCTATAGCTAGAAAAGCAGCTTCATCTACACCATTACCTTCAGCATAAGCAGAAATCTGTGCTATATAACCAAAGGGATCATCTTCTTCTAGTCTATTCTTAGCAAACTTCTCAAAGCTTTTACCTGATGCACTCTTACAATCAACCAATACACCATCTATTACACAGTCTTGATGACCTACTATACCATTAACATTAACTTGTTTCTGTAAATCAGTTACTGTGTGTCCTGATAGTCTAGCTAAAAGAATTAATACATCTTCTAACAGATGACCATATAAAAACTTTATTCTTGTATTAGGTTCTAAAGGTTTAGATTCTTCTTTAGAATTTTTCTCATACCATAATTGTCTTGCAGGTTTACCTATAGCAGAAAGTCTTAGCTTACCTTTCTCTCTAGGTGTTTCATTAAGTAAACCTTTTATTGTTTGTTTAATACTCTTTGTAAAAGAATCTAAATGAGCATCAACTTCTTCTTCATTTAAATTTGTTTCCACAAGAGGATCAAATAAATCATACATATCTTTTACTAAAGTATCAATAGTTTTCATAATAAATAATGGAGAGATACTTATTCAGTAGTACCTCTCCATCCTTTCGTAGTTGGTTATGCTTTTGCAAAATCTAATTCAGCATCCTGCGTACTTTTGTAGCCATCTTCAATAACATCAAAGTCACTTGTGACATCACTATCAGATGATTCAGGTGCAGGTACGAACTTAATAACCTGTACTGCTTTTAGATCACCAAAAGTTCCATAAGGTTTATGCTCATATGCAGTATACTTTACATTAACCAATGAACCATTACCAACTTTTTCTTCTGTAAATGGAAGTCTATCTGCATCTACAACTTTGGGTTTAGGTTTATCTTCACCTGTCTTTGCCCATTTAGTTTTTGCTTTAATGGTTACAAAATTACCTTGAAGTTCTCTTCCTTCTGCTTTTAATTTTGCATCATTATTTTTAACATTAAGACCATCTTTTTGAACTATAGCAATATTTTTCTCATCAAGATGACATATATCAATGCTCCATTCACCTTCTTCTTTAAACTTAAAATTAGGCTTCATTACATGAGCCCAAAAAGCTACTCCTTGAATTACACTCATAGGTGTTTTCCTTTCCTTATTATTAATAAAAGAATTATTACATACCTTAACATTATTGTCAAGAGTTTTTTTCATAATAAAACTTTTATTTAGTTTTAAAATTAAACTCATCTCTATTCTTGAGATAAGGTCTTGTTTTCCTTGATGTTTTCTACCCCATGTTTTGTATGCAGAATCTTTGTAGCTTTCTACTCTGGTATTTTTATCTACAACTTTGTCAGTTAATTCTACCAACTCTTTTGCATCACACCATACATAGTCATGCTCTCTTTCAAATACAAAGTAATCACAGTCACCATAGAGCCAACCTTTATTACCTATTGTATTTAAAAACTCAACAACAATCCATGCGTCATCCAGAAATCTTTGTTTGTTTCCAGTTCTTCTAGCTTTTACATCTACACTAACTGTTAATCCTTTATATGTTAAGTATAAATCTATATGTTTATTTATATTTTCTTGTTCATTAGCTATAGCAACTGTGTAACCATGTGACTTAGCTGTCTGTATAAATTCATTCTCTACTTTTATACCTCGCTTAATATAATCAGCATGGTCTTTTCTTCCTTTAAATTCTTTTACTAATGTGTCTGTGCCCATGTTCTACCTACCTTCCATTCATTATCAAGAGGACATTTCATTCTTAATTCTTTCTCAGTATCTTTCATTGCATCTTTAGTTACCTGTCCAAACCTTTTAACATCTTTATTCAAAACTTCAAACTGGTATTCATCATGTATAGAAGCAACAAGTTTAGCATCTATACCTAATACTTTTATTCTTGTCATCATATGTATAAGCCATACTTTACATACAACAGCACCTGCTCCTTGTATCAAAGTATTTAATGCACTATGTGGACTACGTATATGTAATAGTCTACCATCAATACCTTTAATCTTACCTTTACCTGCAGCTTTTGTTACAGAATCACGTACTCTTTTTAAAGCTGGCATACTATTAAGAAACTTATCTATTAGAATCTGTCCTTCTTTAGCACCTGCTCCTACTATCTGACCTATCTTAGATGCACCTGCACCATACATAAATGCATATATAAATGTCTTTGCCTGGTCTCTATCAGTTAATCCTGCCATCTTCATATTGTGTGTATGTATATCTCCAGTCAATAATATATCTGTAAATGTATTATCATTCATTAGATGTGCTAAACATCTTAACTCTAATCCACTTGCATCAGTTCCTACTATGGAATGTGTATGTATATTAGATACTGTCCAACAATCTCTACACTCTTTACCATAAGGTGAACGTACTGCAGGTATCTGTGCCATGTTAGGAGAGTTATGTGACATACGACCAGTAATAGTTTTAAGTGTCATTACACTACCATGTACTCTACCATCTTTATCATCACATGCTTCTATCCATGATTTAATCTGTGCTATACGTTTCTGTAATAAAAAGAAACGAGAAAACTTTCTAGCTTCAGGCATATCTATTGTATCTAATACAGCTTCATTAATAATAATGTTACCTTTATCTGTATGTTTCTTTGGTTTCCAACCTAACTTCATTAGTCTATCTGCAATCTGTTGTCTTGAACCTATATTAAAAGGTATGTATTTTGTTTTTGTTTTTAATTCTACAACTGTAGGATCAAAATTATTTACTGACCAATCTTCTAATGATGTAGCTTCTTCTTTTAATTTATTAAATAAACCCATAGCTTTTGGTAAATCTAAAGCAAAACCATTATGTTTTTGTTGGTCTATAATAACTCTTACTTTATGTTCAACTTCAACAGAGTAACTAGAAAACCCTTTACTTTCTTCTTGTAATAAATTAAATAACTTATGTGTTATATTAACATCTTGTTTACAATACTCTAACATCTCTGGTGTATATACTTCAAAGGTATCTACATCTCCTTTAGGAAATCCTAATCTATCACCCCATGCTTTTAAGCTATGCCCTTCACGTATAGGATTAAATAACTGTGATAGTATCAATGTATCTATAACTTGATTAACTTTTATTCTAGTACCTAGCAATCTATTAAGCACAGGTGCATCAAAAGTTAAACCATTATGCATAATAAATTGCTTGACACCAAGTGACCAATCTCTAAACCCATGAAGCAAGTCTGGAGGAAAAGGATATACCCTCCCTGAGTCTACATCTTTAGCCACAATACAATGTATCTTGGTAGCATCTAAGCTATCTGTTTCTATATCAACTACTGCTCTCATATCTCTTCTCTATTATCCATTTCTTCCCAAAATTTATCATTCCATCCTTCCCAATACTCATTGTATAATATCATGGGAGTTCCCTTACCTACCCACACATTTACGATATTAAACTGAGCAAAATCATCTGCTTCTTCCCATGTCATATCATCTCGTTCTCTTAGTATCTTACATATTCTACTATATGAATATACAAGTAAAGGTTGTTTAGTATATTGCTCTCCATATCCTATGATAGCATCATCAAAACCATCTATCTTCATAGAGTCTTTATCTAACATATCAAAGTCTATCAAAATGGTATCTCCTCTCCATCATTATCATTTACTTCATAAGGATTATCAATCTCTTTCATACGACCAGTATCCTTATCATAGAATAGATGTGTAGCTATACCAGTATCACCAGTATATCTATTCTTTAGAATACGTATGCTTGTAGTGTTAGATGCTACATCATCCTCTGCTTGTTGATTTCTTTCTAAAGCAATCACACTATCAGATAGATGTGCAATAGATGCACTACCTCTCAAGTGAGATAGAGTAACTTCTCTACCATTCTCATGTCCAGTATCACCTGCAGGTCTACGTAAGTGTGATACTAATAGTAAACCAACACCAGTTTGTTCTACTAATGATCGTAGTTTAGTCATCAATACATCAATAGATTTTCTCTCGTCTCCTTCTTCTTGTCCAGATACAAGTATAGATAAGTGGTCAAGGAATATCCATTTACAATCCAATGCTTGTGCCATGAATCTAACTCTTGAAAGTATCTCGTCATTAGATATAGAACCAAAGTGATCAAAGGCAAAGAACCTACCTGTACCCATAGTGTTATCAAACCATGTATCTAATTCTTCTTGGCTATACTTCTTACGTATCTCATTAATATATAGTCTAGCATTAGCTTCAACAGACATGATATTAAATGCTGTGTTCTTTGTGCTTTCTTCTAATGCAAGTATACCTACATTATCATTTGTATTCTTTAACATATGGTGCATTAACTCACGCATGATAGAACTCTTACCCATACCTGCACCTGATGTGAATGTAATCAACTCACCAGTACGCATACCATATGTCTTATCATTTAGTTTTTGCCAAGGGTATAGACATGTCTCACAATATTCTTCTTCAAACAATGTAGATTTTAAATCTTTTAAATTAACTATACCTGCAGGAGTATATGGTTGTGCATTCCACCATGCTCTTGAGAACTGCTCACGTTTATTCATCTTGAGATATTCGTTAGCATCTTTATGTTCCATGTGCATGACCTTGCATTTGTTAGGAGCAAAGAGTTGTGCTACTTTTTCAGCAGCTTCCCTGCCTTGCTTGTCCATATCAAATGATATAACTATCTGATCATAGCTATCAAGATATTCAAATGCTTTCTTACAATCACGTAATGCTGAACCTGCACCAGTTTTAATAGACACACATGCCCACTTACTACCTAATAATTCATAAGCAGACATAGCATCTACCTCACCTTCAGTAATAGTAATATACTTTCCCTTTGGTGCAAAGATATTCTGACCAAACAATCCTGCATTAGTCATGTTACCTTCAGTCCACATGTTCTTTGTAGGTACATCTCGTACCTTGTTAGCTATATTATTTCCACCTTCATCAAAGTATTTATAGATGTGATGTGTATTCATATTGCCATTTACTTTTACATCAGTATTATATTTCTGTGCTGTATCTTTAGATATACTTCGTTCACTTAACGCACCTAAAGTACCCACAGTTTTCATAACACTTTCTGTTCGCATTGGTATTACTTTTTCTGCTTCCATTTTATTTCCTTTTCCAAACCTAGTATTACAAGAAAAACAAAAACTATATCCTTCAGAATGATTTACATTACCATCACTAGAGCCACACTTAGGACATGCACCTCTATCTTCCCATTGTTTATCCATATTACTAATCCAAATCGTTTAATGTATTATCATATAGTTCTTCAACAAAGTCAAGTTGGTCTTGCATTATTTCTTTAGCATCTTTTCTAGCATTATATTTTGCTTCAGTTATATCATAACCATCATCAAGATAATCACGAACAAGTTCTTTATAAACTCTGTTGTATTCTTTATCCCATAAGTTCTTAGGCATATTAGTCCTCTCTCTTCCATGCTCTTGAATCATCAGACCATACATGATCTGCCCAATGACAAGGGTAATAGTTTCCTTCGTGGTCTGGTTCAGA